TTATTATGATGGCTACCACATTTGGTAGCATGGAAACTATTCACGCTGAAGCTTATTCTCTATTAAATGAAACACTTGGACTCGATAACTTCTCAGAATTTCTTGAGGATGAAGCTACAATGGCAAAAATTGAAAATCTTATGCTTGTTAGGGATAGTTTTAATGGCGAAAAAGATCTCCACGAAATTGCCAAATCATTGGCTATATTCTCAGCCTTTACCGAGGGCGTTAACCTATTCTCTTCATTCGCCATACTACTCTCTTTCAAAATGCGAAACAAGCTTAAGGGAGTGGGTCAAATTGTTGAATGGTCTATTAGAGACGAGTCGATGCACTCAGAAGCAGGATGTTGGTTATTTAGAACCCTTATTGAAGAAAATCCACACCTCAAAACAAAAGAACTAGAAGCAGCAATTAACGAGGCCGCTCTACTATCTCTTAAACTTGAACTTGATTTTATTGATAAAGTTTACGAACTTGGTGATCTAGAAGGATGCTCAAAATATGATCTACAGCATTTTATCAAAAACCGTGTTAACACAAAACTTGGCGATCTTGGTTACAACTCAATCGTTTCAAATATTGATATGACAGCTGTTGAACGTATGAAATGGTTTGATGCTTTATCAGCAGGTAAACAACATACCGATTTCTTTGCTAACCGAGTTACTAACTATTCTAAAGGTCACATGCAGTGGGACGAATCAATATTTTAAAATAAAACAATGGACAATAATTTAGTAGCCGATTTTATAACTTGGGAACGTGGTAAAGACTTCCCAGAGTACATGGATGAGGTAGCACTCAGTACCATTTCAAAGGGTTATTTGCTCCCAGGTGAAACACCTAAAAAAGCATACAGGCGAGTTGCTCACGCAGTTGCACAACGATTAAATAGACCTGACCTTGAAAATAAATTTTTTAAATATATTTGGAACGGGTGGCTTGGATTGGCATCTCCTGTTCTCAGTAATACCGGCACTGATCGTGGTTTGCCTATTAGCTGTTTTGGAATTGATACTCCAGATAGTGTTAGAGGTATTGGCCTTACTAACGCAGAACTTATGCGTCTTACTTCGTATGGTGGTGGTGTGGGAATTTCCCTTAGCCGAATTCGACCAAGAGGTGCCTCTATTACAGGAAACGGCAGATCAGAAGGAGTAGTACCTTGGGCTAAAATCTATGACTCTACTATCATTGCCACTAACCAAGGTTCTGTTAGACGAGGAGCGGCATCCGTAAACTTAGATATCAACCACAAAGATATTCATGAGTTCCTTCAAATTCGTAGACCTAAAGGTGATCCAAACCGTCAATGTCTCAATCTACACCAGTGTGTAGTTGTTGATGATGCGTTTATGAAGCGCTTAAATGACCGAGACAGCGAGGCTATGTCATTGTGGTTAGAAATACTTAAATCACGCGTAGAAACCGGAGAACCATACATTATGTTTAAGGACAATATCAATAAAGATAATCCTTTAGCGTATCGTATGAACAATCTTGATGTTTCAATGACTAACATTTGTACTGAAATTACACTTCATACAGACGAGGAACACTCATTTATCTGTTGTTTATCTTCACTTAACTTAGCTAAGTACGATGAATGGAAAGACACTGATTTAGTAGAAACTTCAGTTTATTTCTTGGATGGTATAATGGAAGAATTTATTGTTAAAACAAACGGTAAAGAATCTATGATTCGTTCACATCGCCATGCTAAAAAAGGTCGTGCACTTGGTTTGGGTGTAATGGGTTGGCACACATTCTTACAACAAAAGAACCTACCATTTAACTCAATTGCTTCAACAGCTTGGACACACACCATCTTTAGCCAAATCAAAACACAAGCTGAAGCAGCATCTCGCAAAATGGCAGTTGAATATGGTGAACCACTTTGGTGTAAAGGTACGGGCATGCGTAATACACACTTGCTAGCAATCGCACCTACAGTCTCTAACTCACGTATTAACAGTTGTTCAGCAGGTATTGAACCACAACCAGCAAACGTTTACGTTTTTAATGGTGCTAAGGGAACATTTATTGTTAAAAACCCAGAACTAGAGACATTACTTGAGAAAAAAGGACACAATGTAAACAAAGTATGGGATCAGATTTTAGCTGATAATGGTTCAGTACAAAATCTATCTAATGATATCTTAACCGAAGACGAAAAAGAAGTATTCTTAACATTCCCTGAGGTTAACCAATTAGCGCTAGTTCAACAGGCAGCTATTCGCCAACGTTATCTTGATCAAACCCAATCACTAAACCTTTCATTTGATCCAACAGATTCACCAAGATGGATTAATCAGGTGCATATGGAGGCGTGGAAGCTTGGAATCAAAACACTATATTATTTGCGTACTGATTCAGTAATTAAAGGAGACCTTGGATCTCGCACTGTAGATTGCGTTTCTTGTGATGGGTAGTAATATGTATAACTATAATAAAGCTGAATAAATGAACAAAGAACAATTACGTATGCAAATGTTAGCTGGTATTATTACTGAAGGTCAATACAAAGCTAAATTAAATGAAGAGCTAGATCTTCCCTCAGAAGTAGATCAGTATCTTAAAGATAATCCTTTTACTAGAGACAACCAATTTTCAGGTGAATTTGAATTTGGAATTAAAAAACACATTCAGGATAAACTTAGACGCCCTTTAACCCCAAAAGAAAAAGGTGCCATTACTAGAATTTACAAAAAATCTTTAGAAAAATATTGGGGAGATAGCTTCGAAAAACAAAGTGGGGAAGAACAAGAAGCAGAAAGAAATCGTTACCGAAAAAATTTACTCCCATTAAATGTAAGTAATGCGGATGGAACACCAGATCCTACATACTATGAACCAGCTCACACATATTATTATACTTATAAAGGTGGAAAAACAGTGATTTCCCATGAAGACCCAAAAAGCGGATACACTTTTTATAAGTTAAAAGACAAATGGATTGACACCCCAGTAGAAGATTCAGTTTTAAATAAATTTTGGAAAGATAAACCATAACGTTATCTTGATCAAACACAATCACTTAACTTATCATTTGATCCAACTGATTCTCCAAAATGGATTAATCAGGTACATATGGAAGCTTGGAAATTAGGAATTAAGACATTATATTATCTACGTACAGATAGTGTAATTAAAGGAGATTTAGGTTCACGTACTGTAGATTGCGTTTCTTGTGATGGATAAAAAAAAATTAATTATAATAAATGGGTACCCTAATACCTTAAGAAAAGTTGAAATTATTGAAAAACAACTTAGTTATCTTAAGAAATTAGGGTATCCTATTTTATTTATTAGTGGTTGTAAAACTCCTTCTTCTATTTTAGATCAAGTAGATTATTTTATACTTAATACTAATAATGAACCTTTAGGAAGAGATTTTACATATAATCTTTTTCAATTAAATCATTGGGAAGCTTCTCATGTTTTTATAAATTTTGGTAATTATGATGCTAACATCTATTCAGATGTACCTAATAATATTATAACTGAAAATATTAAACTAGGATTTAATTTAGCTAAAATTTTAGGATACAAATCAGTTTTTTATACTGAAGATGATAATATATTTAAAGATAAAGCTTTAGATTTTATTACAAATCAATTAAATCTTATCCAAGAAGATAAACATAAAATAACTACAGTAATAGGCCCTCAAGTTCAAAGTAATTTTATGATGGCTTTTACAACGTTTTTCTTTGCTAATGTAGATTTCTTTTTAGAAAATTTTAATTTTCCTACTAAAAAAGAAGATTGGTATAACCCTGAATTTATAGCTAAATATTCTTTATATAAAACTTATGAAGGAGCATTTTATGATTTATTAAAAGATAAATTAAATTTAGTTTTAAATATTGAACCTGAATTTGTAGAACTTCATAAACAAGATTACATAGAATGGGGCATAGTTAATCGTTATCAAAACGAAAAGTATTTAATTGATAATTATTTTACAATATTACCTCATGTTGATGGTACTAAACATTTATTTTTATTTAATTGGAGTAGCTATTTAATAAATGATATAAAATCTTACTCAATTAAAATTTTTATTGATGGTAATTTAGTAGATGAACCTCATTTAGCTACAGCAGGTTGTTGGTTTATATACTCTATACCAAATGATGCTCAACAAGTTCTTTTAGATATTGAAGGGTATGGGCAAAAAATATTAGAAGCTTCATGGGATGTTATTAAATATAATGGTTTATTACAAAATACCTAATATGTATAATATATAATAAAAAATAAAACGATGGAATTTTTAAAAAAACTTTGGACTTGGTTATTAAGCCAAACTACACTTGATGAACAAATCGAAACTAAAGTAGCTAAGGTAACTAAAGAAGTTACTGAAGTAAAAGCAGCTATTAGTAACGTAATAGATGAAGTTCAAGATGTAGTTGAAGAAGTTAAGCCAAAGAAGAAAGGCCGTAAACCAAAAGCCTAAAAATTTTTAATATTTTTCGCGAAAAAAGAGAGAGTATTTTATACTCTCTTTCTGTATTTATAATAAAACCCAAATTTATAAAACATGAAATTACCTATCACTTTTGAGCAATTTTCAAAAGATCCTACAAAAGGTCTACTGTTTTTAGTAATTGTTGCGATAGGCTATTTATACGTTGATATCAAATTAAGTAATTCTGATTTGATCGGTAAATATGACGAGCGTGTAGCTGGTCAAGACCAAAAAATTGAGTTATTAACTGAACACGTTCGTAGAAGCGATTCTACATTAGGTTATATGATAAGCAAAGTAGAAATGCTTCAAATCATGAAATAATGAACGTTAAAGAAACTTACATTATAGGTGTAGCAGCTATTGTTTTAGCTACTACTATAATTTCAGTTACGGCTCAAAAACCAAATGAGCCTAAAGTTGATGAAGTTGAGTTCCTACTTCAAAAATCACAGGAACAAATAAAACAAGCCACTAAAATGGCTAAAGCTATTGATAAGTCTACTACAGAGAAGGTTGTTGGAATGAAGAAGTCAATCCAGACGTTACAAGAAGAAAAATTAACTTTAACAACACAATTAAATGAAGTCAAGGCTATCATCGATTCTGTTTCTCCTTCCTCTACTCCTTTTGAGCTCGAGTCTGACGGCTCAAACTAAATACCCTTACGAGTTAATTAAAGGTAAAGATACAACTGTGACTATGCTTAAGTCACAAGCTATTTATCTTAATCAAACTATAGCTAAGCAAAAAGTTAAAATTAATGAGATTAAAACTGAATATGATTCTGCTAAAGCAGAATATACTGTTTTAGATTCAATTATAAAGAACCAACAACCAATTGTTAAAGTTGATACTGTAGTATTAACTAAAGAAGTCCCTTTACTTATACAACCAACAGCTAAAGGTTTATCAAGATGGGGTATAGGTCTTTCTATAGGTTCTTTAAATTCACATAGTGACTTACAAAGTATTTCTATTGAAACTATAGAAGGTAGTTCTCAATTTATATCCTATACTCCTGATAAACACTGGGAAGTTAGAGGTACTTTAACTCAAGGTAACATCAGAGGTTATAGATATAGCCCTATTGAAGGTACCCAGACATTTAAAGCTACTATGTATACAGCTGAGGTAGATCTAGTTTACCACCTTATCAACGTAGAAAATTCAGGTGGTATATCTCTTATTGGGGGTAATGGATTAGTCCATTCTCATCGTTATTTAAATTCCTATAATAACCCTCAATATCCTTTACTAGAAATAAACTCAGCGGGTGGGGTTCAATCAATATTTACTACTTTAGGGCTTGAAGTAAATATAAATTTAACTAGATCAGCTAAAATTATAGCTGGATCTAAAGTAAATGTTTATTCAACTGATGATCTAGATGCTTATGCTGGATTTGGGTTAGAAAATGATAATGATATTATACAATATACTTACTTAGGTCTATTATTTAGATTCAGTAAATAATATTTATAACAAATGTTTTAGTCAATAGTTGTATTAAATTAACTTTAAAATTAAAATTATGGCGTTTAAAGACATTTTTAAAGACAAGAATGACTACAATGAAAAAACAATTGTAGGATTTATGTCTTTCACAGTAATGAGTATCGCAGCTTTAGCCGACGTTGCTACAGGTATTATGGGTCAGGAACTTGTAATCAGTGACACGATATTTAACTCATTCGTGATCATAACATTAGGAGCATTTGGTATTGCTGAAACAGGTAAAGCTGTAAGTAATGTTTGGGGTAAAAAAAATAAGTCTAACGAAGAAGAAGAATTAGGTTAATCATGGTACTAAAAAGAGGTGATAATAACGAGGTAGTAAAAAAGGTTCAAATTGTTTTAGGTGTTGATCCTGTAGGTAATTTTGGTCCAAAAACTGAAGAAGCAGTTAAAGCATGGCAAAAGAAAAACGGATTACCTGCTGATGGTATTGTTGGTCCTGCTACATTAGCTAAAATGGGTATTGTAGTCGAAACCAAAACCCCCACTACAGTATCTAAACCTGCAACCGGAACTACTAAATACTCAAAAGATAAAGTTGAAACCGCAGTTAAAGCTAAAGGCCACAAATGGTTTGACAGTAAAGACTACCATTTAAATATTGTAGGTGTTCGTAATTCGGACACTGGTCAAAAAGTAACAAATGCTTTTGATGATAGACTTACTTTGTCTTACAAAGCAAACGGTGAATGGGTTTATAAAGAGTGGATGAATACTACTGACCCAGGAACCAAAGGAGTTAAGGAATATCACAACGCAGCTGGAGTTGCTAGACTAGTAGAAGGTCAGTATATTGATTCTCATATGTTAGGTAAACATCAAGGCAAGTACGAAGCTCTAAAACAAGCCAGAGCTGTTAAAGTATACAGAGATGCTAACAGAGATATGACTTATGATGAGACCAAGATCCAGGAAGGTATTTTTGGTATTAACATCCACAAGGCAGGCGCTGATTCAACTTATGTTGAGAACTGGTCAGAAGGATGCCAGGTATTCAAGAGAGCAGCTGACTTTGAGGAGTTCATGACTATTGTTAGAAAAGCAGCAGCAGCTGGGTTCAAATCATTTACCTATACTCTTATCGAATCTAAAGATATATCATGATGAAACTTAACCTCCCACTATTAGCAATAACGTCTTTGTCAGCCGGTATAACTTTTATGTGCTCTTATTTTATGGAGCTAACCATGGCTAACTCTGACCAGTATCTAGCTATAGTGGGAGTAATGTTTCTAGATGGTATATTCGGAATAATAGCTGGAACTAAACGTGAAGGATTTCAAACTAGAAAAGCAATCAAAGTATTAAGAAATACAGTTGCTTGGTTAGTCATCTTAACAGTTATTTTGATGGTTGAGCAAGGTTTTACTGGTACAGCTTGGCTTAGTGAAGTAATTATAGTACCTTTTATGGTGTTCCAGCTTATTAGTGCACTTAAAAATGCGTCTATGGCTGGATTTATCCAGGTTGGTTTATTAAACCAAATCCTAGATAGAATAGATAAACATAAAGGTATAAGAGATGAAGAATCTAAAAAATAAAATATTTCCGCTTTTAATAGCATTTTCCGCCCTGTCAGTGTCTGCTTCGGCCGCTTTCTATTCAGTTAGCGGCCTTAGCAAACTCTTTGCTGGGGCATCACTCGAGGTCATTATCATGGCCTCTTCACTTGAGATAGCTAAATTAGTTATAGCATCCTTACTTTATCAGTATTGGGATTCAATTAATAAAGTACTCCGTGTCTATTTAACAATAGCGGCTGGAGTACTTATTTTACTTACCTCAGCTGGTATCTATGGTTTTTTATCTGCGGCTTATCAAGAAACAGCAAATAAAGAAGGTATTACAACTCAACAAATTACTGCTTTAGAAACTAAAAAAGGATTATATGAGGAAACAAGAGATAATCTTCTAGCAGATAGAAAATCAAACAACGAACTTAGAGGTACATTATCTAAAGGTTCAACTACTCAATACACAGATAAAAATGGTAATCTAGTAGTTAGAACCAATAACTCA